TCCCCTTCGTTAGAGGTAGAGACTAGCCGCTATTTGTTGCGTTTACGTGCTTTTGTGAGATCACGGCGCCAACGGGCTTTAGTGATTGGTGAGCGTGTCAGGATTGGCAAGGGGAATACGGTGCCGTCACGGTCGGCGTAACTGGTGAAAGACACGTGGATGTGTGCTTCGTGCCCGTACCCTGAGCCGCGCCACTTCCACCACGTCCGCCGGTAGGTTCCGCTACTTATCCGGCCTTCATAAACCACATATTTAAGTCTTTTCGCACCGGGTAGACCGCTAGCTGCGTACTCGAGTAGTTGGTTCGCGAGTCGTTTGGCGGTTCTCCCGTTACGGTTCCGGCCTTTCCCCATATTCTCGTCTAAGTCAATGGCCCTAACGATACCGGCAGAATTCGGATTATGGTCAGAGGCTGAACCTCGCGCTGAATGGGATCGGTCACCAATCCACCCGTCTGATCTTTTGTCACGCTTACGCCATTTACGGTTCACCTGGTCGCGTAACGTGACGCCGCCTTTACAGAGTCTCGCCATGATCTAGCCTCCCATATCTTGAATCGTCGCCGTTGAGTGCGTTAATTATTACGGGTATTACTGCCGCTGAAACTGCCACAATGAGGGGGTGAACGTCTGCCGTTGCGAGCCACGACAAGAGGGCGCCTAGTGCGGCGCCTCCCGCTATTTTTACTATCGAACCTTCCCACGATGTTGCTAACCAATGCTTCATTAGAGCCCTAACTTTTCGATGATTCGATCAACTTTTGAGGACACGTCTGCGAGTGAGTCGCCACCGTTACGGAATCCGGGCTGAATTGGTTGAGTGGCTTTTTTTATCTCGTCGCGTACGACGTTGCGGATGAGCCAAACGAGGCCGGTGCCCATGATTGCGAGGGCTGCTAGTGATGTTGCAATGAGTCCGACGACGTCGCCAAAATCCATTGGGTCTACCCTTTGAGTTTGGCTCGGACAATTGCCCTAGCGCGTTCGGTTTCGGTAGCCACTTTCGGGTGCTTCGATGACGTCGGCTTCTTCTTGGGCTCCACCTGTTCGGGTGGCGTGTCCACGTGTAGTTCTTGATCTATTTCACTCACTTAGGGGCTCCTCTGTTTGTGGGCTAACGAACTCGTCGAGTGTCGGGTCGTAGGTCATGCCTTGACCGGCGTAGGTTCCCCGAAAGTTGTTGTTGTACGAGGTTTGTAACCAATCCCCATCAATCCCAATTGAGGCGATGAAGGCTTGCCCGATAGGTTCGGAGTCAGGAAACTCACCACCACCACAGTTAGAGTTATCAATCACGATCACGCTGCGAACTATCTGGTATTCGTCTACTTGCGCGAAGTGAGCCATTTACACCACCACCCTTACTATTACGACACCAGAGCCGCCAGCACCACCAGTTTGATCGGCCGCGGTCGAAGCACCCGCCCCTCCACCACCGCCAGCGAGGTTAACAGTACCCGCAGTTCCTCCACCAGTTGCTGATCGGCCAGCACCACCGCCGCCAGCACCACCAGCGCCACCAGTGGTTGAGCCGTTACCACCACCGCCACCTGCTCTAGTCACGGCTGAACCTGTTATTGAATTACTTAAACCCGCACCACCAGCGCCACCAGTTGCTGTGACCCCCGGCGCGCCATTGGCACTAGCACCCGCCCCACCACCACCGCTAGTATTGGTAGCGGCTACATAAGGGACACCGTTACCACCGACAAAGCCGCCTACGGCGTTAGAACTCCCACCGGGTGCGGCTACTGACTTTGTCCCACCGCCACCGCCATTGGCACCACTTTGCCCACCATCAGCACCCGCCCCACCACCACCGCCGCCACCTGATAAAAAATTTCCTAATTTAGACCCACCGCCCGGTAGCCCTGATTGATTCCTCCCGATCCCGCCCGCACCACCAGCACCCACAGTGACCGAATACGAAGCCGCGTCAAGATAGACAGAAGTGGCTGATAATTGCCCGCCACCTCCCCCGCCACCTCCCCGTAAAAAGTTGGCACCAGCACCACCACCACCAGCACCACCACCAATAACAAGAATGTCAGCGAACCCGGCCTGAGTGATCTCGAGTTCGCCGCTACCCGTGTAGGTGATGTACTTGTACGAGATGCCGTCACTCACGTAATCGCCGGTCGCCGCGTTCGTAAAATTCGCAGGACCGGCCCCGCTAAAAAGTACCCATTCACTACCGTCGTACCGGTAACCTTTGTTATCGTCGTTCAGGCTGCACATTTGGCCTTGAACGGGTGAGGGTATTGCGGCGTCACGTGCTGCCGCGTCAGCGAACGGATTAACGCCCACGATGTCGATACGCTCCGCTAGCGCCTCAGATGCGCCAGGGTAGTTTGCGACTAGGTCGGAGGATTCCACATAAGGATTGCCTACCGGGGTGACTGCCATTTTATAACCTCACTAGATCGGATTGGGTAACTATTTCAAACCATTGGGCGCCCGCGCCGACTTCTGCCCACGTAAAGGCCGGTGCAACTTGACCCCATTGTAGGACCTGCAAAGAGAATCTAGGGTCTGATATTGAGAGTGTCATGATGTGTTGCCCGTTGTTGTAGGAGTCCGTCCAGCCCTCAACGATCCCGTTAAAGTCAGGGTAGGGGCCCGAGGCCGGTAATCCTCTGACGGTTACTAGGTCACCGGATACGAGTTCGAGTAGTGCGGTCGTGTCGGTTTCGTCGAGTTGATCTACGAGCACCGATATTTGCCCAAGATTCCATAACCCGTTTGCTTGCGCTGTCATGATTCCCGCGGCCCGAGTCGTCGCGTCGCTCAGGGTTTTAATGTCCGTGTCGAGCGCGTATTCACGTCGCCCGTATTGCGTGATCGAGGCGCTATCTGTTTGGTTGACTGTAAGGTCGGGCCCGTAGGTAACTGTTATGTCGTTAATGAGTGGCGTCAGAGTCTTGGCCCACGTCGGGGCGAAGATAACCCCGGGTGCTTCGAGATTGAAACTAGGCGGGAATAGCGGGTAGTCGGCCCATGTGCCTTCGGCGTCGGCCCAGGTGCCGACCTGGTTAGCCCATATTCCGCTAAACGTTGTCGAGCCCCGGTTGCCGTAGTCCTCGAAAATAATGCGGCCTGTCGGGTCATCGTAGTACGTGGCCCCGGTGCCTTCTGCTATTCGTCCTAAGGCGTCGAGTGCCGTGGAGGGTTGCGCGTCGGCTTCGAGGATCGCGTACAGGGTGATGTCGGGGTCGCCCGCGTTGAGGTAGTCGAGGCCAGTGGCATCAAGGATTCCCTCGACCCGTTGCCGTGCGCTTTGCTCAATGTACCCGGTGGCACCGACATCCGTATAACCGAGTTTGGCTAGGTTCCCCATCGCCGTAATAGTCGTGATCGCAGTCGGGGTGCCCGTACTAATGAATGACACGTTCAGGTCACTAATCGCACCGGTGAACCTATCGACACCATCGAAGGATATTGCGACCGTGTCCGCTAGATCGAGTAGCGGGCCACTATCACCACGTAGCACAAGTTGGGCGTTGGAGGCGGTCGGGTTCGCTGTGACATCCGATCGACCGTGGGCGATTGCGAGACTGTAATCGAATAAGCCGAGGTCGATCACTGACCCGTTGAGGGTTATTTGTAGTGTCATGCGAGCACCGGGGTGACGACCGCGCCACTACGGGCATCGGAGTTGCGGATCACGTTGGCGATAGCCCGCGCTACTTGTTGATCGGTTATTAGTTGCTGGGCGGCTGTCACGTCGGCTACTTTTTCTGCTCGGGCCGCTGTGGCTGCCGCCTCGACGTTGCGAACGGCGGCGGCTACGTCACTCGCTAACTGCGTTTTAAACGCTGCCCCGACGGGTTTAGCCATCGCCTTACCTAATTTTTTTAGTGTGTCGCGTTCATAATCAAGTTGTTTAGCCAGGCTAACGACCATAGCGGCGGCCGATTCGACCCCGGCGTTCATAAACTCGGGAACTAAACCTATTGCCAATTCGCGGGTGCGGTCTTGAATGTTCACGAACTTCTCGTTAATTGTGCCCAATAATCCTTTATCACCTAGCATCTCTTGACCGAGTGCCCCGCCAACTTCCGGGCCCAATCCGGCCATGTAGTCAATGAGCCGCTGGTCTACCTGCGAGTTTTGTAACCCTTCGAGTACGTTGCCGAACCATTCGGCTTCGGCTATTTGAGCGTTAAAAGCGTCCACTAGGGCGACACCTGTTTTGTTGCCTTCTTCATCGAATTGATCGGTGAAGGCTGAGCCCAGGTCGAT